TTATATTTAAACAGTAAAGGTGATATTACCGAAAGAACAAAAAAATTAGCAAGAAAACATGAAATTGATCTAAACAACACAAATTCTCAAGTATTAAAAGAATTTGCACAAGCTCTTGAAGATGGTGTTGAACCAACTTTAGCAAAAGAATTAGTGGGAGCTAATCAATTCGGTATTTCTCTTTGGAAAGCACAAGCGTTAAATGATAAAGGTATGTTAAAACAAATACAAATGATGAGAGAGGGTGCTTATGGCACTGAGGCTAAAACAATAATAGATAATCAAGATCAAATACAAATAAAACAATCATTAGAATATTTAAATAATTTTAGAAATAAACTTATTAAAGATAAAAATATTTCTACACAAGCACAACCTGGAAGTAAAATTGCTGAAGATGAATCTATATCTACTTTAACAAATTTAATAAAAGAATTAGAAACCAAACAAGCAAATTTAGTTTCTCAAAAATATAAAGCAATTGATTTTGATGGTTCTTTTAAAGCACCAGTAATGAAAAATTTTGTAAAAAATGTAAAAAATGCTTTGGAAGATAGCGAACTGGGAATTGGTGCGATTCCTGATTCTTCTTTTGCTCCGATAGCAAATAAATCTTTATTGCAATTAGAAAAATTTACAAAACCTTTTACACAAACTAAAAAAAAATTAACAAAAATTACATTAAAAGAATTAGAAAATGAAAGAAAAAGAATTAATAATTTTATTTCAGTCGCTAAAGATGCAACTGATCGTAGAGCTTTATTTGTAATTAAAAATCAATATGATGATTTTATGCAAGAAACTATAGAAAAAGGGTTAGCTAATGGTGATGATGGAGTTTTAGAAGCAATAAAATTAGCTAGAAGTGAAAAAAGAAAATATAGTGAAATGTTTGAACCACAGAATATATTAAAAAAGGGTGGTAAATTAAAAGACAGAGGTGGTGAATTTATACAAAATGTTATTAGAGGTGATTACACCCCTGAACAAATTGCAAATTGGATTTATGGGAATGCAAGTACAGGAAAAGCATATTCAAATAAGTCTGTTGAAGTTTTGAAAAAAATGGAGTCACTTTTTCCAAAAGGTTCTGATGGTTTTGAAATTTTAAAAGATGGTGCTTTTTTAAGATTAATTAGTTCTGGATTTAAAAAGGATGGAATTAAAGAAACTTTTGATCCAAAATTATTTGTAAAATCTGTCAATGATGCTATCAATGGAAATGGCAGAAATATAAGTAATATTATTTATACAAATAATGAAAAAAAGGCACTAATAGAATTTAGTAAAGAATTAGAAAAAACACTTACACCAGAAATTTTAAAAAATACATCAAGAACTGCATCTACTTTAATTGATACTATTGGTTCTTCTACTGCAAGATCAGGTTTAGGAGTTATTGCATATAATTTAGGTGGCATACAAACTATGCTATTTACTAGATTTGGATTTGATAATCTTGCTAAAGCAAGTGCCAACAATGCAGCAAGAAATATGGTTTTAGAATCTCTTGAAATTAATGCTTTACCAAATATTACTGGTTTTAGTGGTGCAATTACGACTGGTGTTGAACAAAGACCAGTTATTAAACAAGAAAGAGATTTAGATAAAACAGAAGAATTATTAAAATTATTGAGACAAAACTGATTATGGCAACTCAATCACAAAAAAATTCTAATGAAATTATAAAGCTTCAAGGGGAGATAAAGCTAATACATAACAAAATAAGTGTAATTAAGGATAATCATTTGACTCACTTAGATAAAAAAGTGGACAATGTTTATAAATTATTATGGGCTGTAGGAATGGTAAGTTTAAGCTCATTACTAAGTCTAGTGGTAAGCCTAACAAGCTAACAACATCAGTTAAAGGATCTATTGGAGAGTATAAAGTAATCATAGATTATTTAAAAAAAAATTTTTATGTAGCAAAAGCTGTAGATCCTCAATGTCCATTTGATTTAGTGGTGGTTGATAGAAAAGGTAATGCTACTTTAATAGATGTAAAATCTAATACTTACCGAAAAAAATTAAAAAAACCTCATTACAAAAAAGCTATTGGTAGAGGTAGAACAGAATTACAAAAAAAATTAAATATAAAATTATTAATGATTGATCATGAAAATTAGTGAAAATACAAGCGTTGCAATGCCAGTCAAAAACATGATTGGAATTGTTGTAGCTGTAGCATTAGGCGTTTTCGCATGGTCAGATCTTACTTCCAGAATTCAAAGTTTAGAAACATCAAGAGAATTGATGAATGCTGATTTGTTACGTAAAAGTGAGCAAATTACAACTGATAAAGAGCAGTTTTTGTTATTAGAAGATCTTTATGAAACTGTCGAAAAACATCAAGAGCTTTTAGATAAAAATATTCATAACCAAGTTATGCTTAATCATTTGCAGTCACAATTAGAAAAGTCTGTAGAAGATATTGAAATATTAAAAGATAAAGTTAGAGAAAATGGCAAGGAATACTAATGGAGCAAATTGTAATAGCTTTGTTATTAATGGTCAATAATGAGATTCAAGAGGCAAGAATACAACCATCTATATCACAATGCCTTAAAGGTAAGAGATTTGCCGAAAGACTAAAAAAAGATCATATACAATATAAGTGCATTAAATCAAAAGCAGAAATTGAAAAAAATGTCGATGGTTCAATATCGATTAAAAAATTAATTTTAAATTAATGGAAAAAATAATTATCAAATTTTGTAACTTGCTAGACCGATTTGCTAGTTTTATGGACTCTATAATGTTTCCAAAGCCAAAAAGAAAAATAAAAAAATGTAAATCCTGTCATTGTAATTGTCATTGCAAGGAAGATTTGCATATACACTTTGATCAACAAGATTTATGTGCCTGTGAGGGTTGCGAATGTTAGGGGGAGAAGATGCTTATATTAGATGCTTTACTCTTAAAATTAGAAAATTTTTGCAGAAAACTTTACGCTTTTGTTTGGCGCACCAGAATTAAATTTACATCAAACTTGCAGAGGAGAAATCATGTACGAAGAACTAAAAGATGAAATACGTTTGCATGAGGGTTATAGAGATACTGTCTATTTAGACCATCTGTCAAACAGAACTTGTGGATATGGACATTTGTGTATTGAGGATTTTTGGGAAGATGGCAAAAAATACGATAAAGAATTTTTAGATAAAATTTTTGAAAAAGATTTTGATATTGCTTTAAACGAAGCTAATAAAATTTTAGATGGTAAGCCAATAAATAATGTGGCTAGAGAAGTAATTATAGAGTTAGTTTTTAATATTGGCGCACCAAGAACTAGAAAGTTTGTTAAAATGCTTTCCGCTTTAGACAACGAAGATTACGGAGAAGCGTCTTTTCAACTTTTGGACAGCCTTTATGCAAGACAAGTTCCATCAAGAGCAGGGAAGTTAGCAGGTAAAATGAGGAGTGCGAAATTATAATGTGGTTAAATTTAGCAGCTAAGTTAGTTCCAGGCATGATTAAGACTGGAATGAAGATTGCAACAAATAGAAGAAAAGCAAAAGAATTAGAGTCTGTCGCTGAATTAAAAATGGCTGAACGTATGGCTAGTGGCGAAGTAGAATTTAAAAAAGCTGTAATTGATAGTCATAAAGGAGATTTTAAAGACGAATTCTGTCTCATACTTATTTCGATACCTTTGCTTTTATTAGCTTGGTCTGTATTTAGTGATGATCCAAACATTCAAGAAAAGATAGATATATTTTTTGATAAATTTGCAAATCTTCCAGTTTTTTATCAGGCTTTAGTGGTGGGATCTTTTAGTACGATACTTGGTATCAAAGGTGTTTCTACATTTAAGAAAAAGTAATGTCTGATAATTTAGATTTAATAAACGAATATAAGGATCAAGTCCGTATTCTTAAACAACAAATTAGTGAGTTGGAAGATTCCAACAAATCAAAAGACAGCGCAAACAAAAGATGTTTGCAAAAGCTTGAAAACGCAACAAAAGATTTAGAAGAAGCAAATCAAAAAATTAAAAAATTAGAAAAAACTTAATGAAATTTATTTTATCTATTATTATGTGTACGTCTGTTGGAAACACTTGTCTAAGTCCTTATTCTTTTACGGACACTTATATAGATAGTTATGATTGTTTGCTTGATGGATATGCTAAGTCCATTGATAAATTAGAAGAACTTGGAAGAAACAATGTCAATGAATATGGAATTTACATCAAGTTTGATTGCCATGAATTGATCATTCCACAAAAAAAACCAAAGGTTAAAGCATAATGGCAACACCAGTTTGGCAAAGAAAAGCAGGTAAATCTAAATCTGGCGGACTCAACGCTAGAGGTAGAGCTAGTTATAACAGAGCAACTGGCGGAAATTTAAAAGCACCAGTAACAACAAAGCCAAGCAAATTAAAAAAGGGTAGCAAGGCTTCTTTGAGAAGAAAGAACTTCTGCTCCAGAATGCTTGGAATGAAAAAAAAACTTACATCAGCTAAAACCGCAAGAGATCCTAATTCAAGGATCAATAAAGCATTAAGAAAGTGGAATTGTTAAGGCGACCATATTTCAGATCGCCTTGATATTATTTAATGGTTTTT